GGCATATTCGCATTGTATATAACTAATAGTATATTTGCATTTGGAATAAGTGCAATAGCTCATATGTTATTGTTAGCTGCAATAGTAATAACAGTTGCTACTTTTAAAGTAGCAGAAAGGTATAACAATGAAAGGTAATAAAAAGTTTGACATTGATTTAAAGTATGGACAGATACGAGAAGACAAAGTTAAAGATATGTTTTCTAACGCACAGATAGAAGTTAAATCTGAGAGGAGTTGGTGGAGGAAAACAGGAAACATAGCAATAGAGTATGAGTATAGAGGTAAACCAAGTGGTATCTATGCAACGACTAGTGACTTCTGGTTTCACAGATTAGAAGGTAACAAAGAAGAATTTTGTACACTTGTTTTTAGAACATCCATTCTTAAAAAGATTGTGGATAAGTACAAGGATAAGTTAACAAAAGATGTTGGCGATAATAAGGCAAGTAAATGTGTACTTATTCCTATCAAAGAAATATTTACTGAGGAGTTTTACAGTTATGTTTAAAGAGATAGATGATATAAAAAAAGTATTAGTTGAGTATGGTGCAAGAGAAGATGAGTTCGAAGAGCTATGGGAAGAAGGAAATAAATTAGCAAGAGAACGATTAGCGAACACAGACTATCAATTACTTGACATCAAAAGAAAGATGGAAGTAATCAAGATATTGTGTTTGTTAACACACTTAACTACAACATATGGATATAGAATAAATATAAATAAAATACTAGAACATTTTGCCAAGGTAAGTTTTTTTGGTGCGGCAAACATGATAAAGAAAACAGACATGGGTGACAATATGTCCATCAGTATTTCACGGATGATTTTAAATATTTAAAAAAAAGTTCTTGACTTTGAAATCATTATATGATATAATATATTTTATATAAACTAAATAACTATGTTAAAGTATTTTAATTATTATTATTATAATATTAATATAATAATTAATAAAGATTTCGGACAGGTGTTTTGCAAAACATTTGTTTCTACTGGCTGAACAACAATAAGCTAGTTGTAAGGCAGATTGTTAGATGAGTATGTCCAAATGGATGAGGGGTCTAATGGTAGTACTGAGTAGCGTTATCTCATAGGTGGATAGCTCGGGAAAGGTTGCAGGTAAATCCATGAGTCCTGCGTAGAAGACCGAAACATTTTTATCTTGACAATAAACGATTGTTATGATATAATATCTTCAATAATAAAAAAAGGAGGGCAATATGCCAACAATTGAAGGAAAAGCGTACTGGGCTAGTATTACTAGACCGAATACAACTTTCGACCCTGTGTATCAAATTGATTTATCTATTAGCGATGAAGCTGCTGAAGATTTCAAGAAAGATGGTATCACAGTTAAGCAAGACGATAGAGGTAATATCGTTAAGTTTAAAAGAAAAGTCAGTCGTGCTGATGGAAATAAAAATCCACAACCAAGACTGGTTGACTCTGCCAAAAATTCTATCGACACTTTGATAGGTAATGGCTCTACTGTTAAGGTTATGTACAAACCTTTTGAGTGGAAGTTTGCCGGTAAGTCCGGTAAGAGTCTTGACTTACAAGCTGTACAAGTCATTGACCTTGTGCCTTATGGCGAGGACTTTGATGTAGCTAGTGGTTATGTTGCTGAGAACAGTAGCGAAGAATTTTAATTAATAAACAATGAAACAGGGGGCGAATATGGATAACAATGACAATGGTTTTGTCGAGTATCATGTTCCCTGTTCAAGCTGTGGAAGTAGTGACGCAAGAAGTATTAATGCTAATGGTAGTAGTTATTGTTTCTCTTGTCAGAGCTACTTCCCTGCGGAAAACGGGGATTATATAAACACAACTAAAGGGGGCGAAGATATGCAAGTAGCAGAAGAATTAGATAATATAACTTCTATTGCAGATAAAGTTAACGAGCTGTATAAAAATGCAGACGCAAGTTTCATGTCTATCAAAGACAGAGGTATAGCCGAAGAGACTTGTAAAAAATATGGTGTTAAAGCATCCATGAATAATGGTATGATTGGCACACATATCTATCCTTACCATGATGAGACTGGTAGTTTGATAGGTATGAAGACTAGGTATGTAAAGAATAAACAGTTTTCTATTGTTGGTTCAACATCTAATTCTGGATTGTTTGGACAACAATTATTTAATGGGGGAAAATATGTGACCATTACTGAGGGAGAAGTAGACGCACTTAGTGTTTACCAAATGTTAGGTTCTAAATATCCTGTGGTTTCCATTAAGAATGGCGTCTCTTCTGCCTTAAAAGATATCAAGAAGAGTTATGATTGGCTTGATAAGTTCGAGTCTATTGTGCTTAACTTTGATAACGATGATGTTGGTAGAGAAGCTTCAAAGAAAGTTGCTGAGTTATTTCAACCCGGCAAAGTAAAGATAGTTAAGTTACCAGAGTCATACAAAGACGCTAATGATATGGTTGTCAGAAGAAAGTATGAAGAGTATACTAAGTGTTGGTGGAACGCACCAGTTCATGCACCAGACGGGATTATCAAAGGCACACAGTTACTTGATGAAGTTCTTAAACCTATTGTCAAATCTAGTATTAACTATGGTTGGAAAGGTTTAGACGAGCTTACTTATGGTATTCGTAGCGGTGAGTTAGTTACTATTACTGCGGGTACAGGATTAGGTAAGACTTCTGTAAT